TTGACCTCTTCCGGCGAGACCGCGGAAGCCACGGTGACAGTGGCGACTGCCGACCAGTCGGAACGGTTGCCCGCATGATCGACAGCACGGAAAGCGTATGTGTGCGAAGAGCCAGCCGTCAAACCGGTAATCACATAATCGCCGATACCGGTCGCGACGGCCGCGATCTCCCTGAAAACACCATCAGTCAAACGTTCGCCGAGAATATTCCTATCCCAGTCGATGGGCATGGACCCGCCATTAGCGGTTTTCCCATCCCAAGCAACCGAAACCACGCCCAACTCGGAAGAGAGAATCGGCTTGGATGGGACCGGAGGCGGTGTCGTGTCCTTGGCGACAGTCAACGCGAACACGCTGGACCATTCGCCCATCTGGTCGGAATACGATGGAACGGCACGCACTCTGATAAGAATCTGAACACCGCAATCCAGATTCGACCAAGACAACGTATGCTCAGTGGTCGTGCCAGCGGAATGCCACTCATGCCCAGTCTTGTTCACACGATATTCGACCGCATACGACGTGATGTCCATGGCGGTGCCATCAGTCGCCAACGTCACATCATCCCAACGGGCCGTAACCATACCACGCGCATACCCGTTCACATTGATATAAGAGTCGGAATTGGCCGACAGATTCTGCGGAGCCTTCGGCACGCGATGGTCCTTTTCAGGAGCCGGAATCGCACCGGACGCTCCACCAAGATGAGCGCCCCCGGTAATGCCGTTCATACGCTTCGTCAAACGAACCGAGGAATCATAATTCTTGTCGTTCAGAATCAACGAAGCCTTGAAACCCTGCGAATCATACTGCAACGTGACCTGTTGGACACGGACCTTCTCACGGTTCGCCACTGTAGGCGCGGTAATCCAATCGCCTATCGTGTAATCGACAAGCGGCAGACAAGACGCTTCTACAACATTCACAGACCTCGTGTACTGTCCGCGAACCCTAGCCGCGTTAGCCAACGTCGGTTTGATAAGCTGTTCTGCGGTCTCCTTCTTGTTCACACCCTGCTGGCTCGAATACAATTCCCAACCGCCCCAAGGCTTCGGAGCGTCCGGATTATCCTGACGGAAATTAATATTGTCGCCACGTACAAGAATCGAGGAAGCCAACCCGTCGATACTCTCGTCATCGGGAGCCTCCGACACATCCTGCGCAAGCGTCACCACACACGACTTGGACAAGTCACGGCAGACGGCGACGCTATCGACGTTCCACAACAACAATTGACGAGCATCGGTACGCCAATCGCATAAGCCGTTGTTCACCAGCGAATCCAACACGTCCTGTATGGAAACGCCAAGATCGTAATATATGCTCGGCAGCATATAGCCCCACTGTTTGCCAGCGGAATCGGCACCAGAAGTGAACCGGCTGCAATCGACTTTCACGCCGCCACGATTCCAATTCTCATCCATGAACGTGCGCATGATCGTGCCAGCGTTCGCGTTCGCGAATTTACGGGTGCCTTTCTCGTCGCCGCTGGTCTCCAATCTGGACGTGTCCAGATTCAGAGCCTTCTTCAACAGCCAACCGTAGGAAATGCCGGTCAACGACACCGTGTCGGACACGTCCAAAGCGTTCCTTGAACGTGAGGCGATGACGAACCGGCCATTATACGGTTCAACCCAACGCCCGCCGTCAGACACCTCAACGGCGATTTCCAATCCGGTTTCAAGACGCCGGTCAAGAATCTCGCCGCGCAAAGCCTTACGCGAATAGCTCACGGTCAGAGCGCCAACGGCATCATGAGTGAACGACACCGTATAGGAAGCCGGTTCAGGCAGCAATCCAAGCTTGCTTCCATTGGCCCGATATGCGACAAGACGAGATTTCAGAGTTTTAACCACAAGCACTCCTCAACTTAAAAGAAGAAGCCAGTGGAAATCACCACCAGCTTCTCTTGAACCTGCACGCCACGCCACCTGAACCAGTGGCTTTGATCGTGATTTTGTAATCGCCTGAAACATCTGGGTTAACCTGCAACCTTCCAGAAGGCAGATAATCCAAGCCAACGGTCTCATCCTGAGCGCCGCCAGACCATGCCGAATCACTGTCGGAACTCCAAGCCGTCAACGATCCAGAATCCAAATACAAGTAAGGTCTCGCATCAACGCGCGTACCAGACCAAGTGATACCAGTGCCAGAAACAGGATCGCTCACCGTTATGCCAGTAACGCCTTTCGGGAACCGAAACACCATGTCGGCTATCGGAGCGTCACCACGACTGTATGGAAGCTGGGTCGAAAGCACAGAGGGACTGGCGTTCGGAACGCCCTGCCAGAACGTGTAGTATCCGGCGGACGGCATCACCGAACCGCCGGACATGACCTTCCCGCCGTTCAAAGGCAGTGAGACGGTCTCATATGCGACGGAACGCCACCACACGTCAGGCATGGCGAACACGGCAGTGAACGGAACAAACCTGTTCGGATGACTTTTTGAATCATCAGGACTCAAAGAGGTCAACTCGACACGGGTGCGCTGCTCGACACCATCGATAATCCGACTCATGACAAGATTCGGCATCGTGCATAACCGCATCAGCCTGGATGATTCACCAAGCACATCAGGCTCCCACGCGTAAACCTGCAACGACAATTGACGTTCCGAAAACCTAGGCGTCATGCCGGAGGGGATGGAACCATGTCTTTGCGGAACCGTCGAAACGGTACGGTCAACACTGATGGCGCTCAACAATGTCGAACCAACAGTGACGATGCAGTTCTCCGAATCAAGAGGAACATTATTCAACTTGTAGAAACACGTGGAAAAAGCCACGATACTCCCCTCTCACATGCCGATCATCGCAGCCTTGTCCAACTTCTGATTCGTCTGAACCGAGATTGGCGTGATGGTCGGATATTGGAAGTTCTGCGTGATGTTGTATGTAGGGCCGCTTTCAAACTTGACATCGTTGGAAGAGCCTGCGGAATAGTCAGAAACTATGGAAGGCATCGAAACACGGGTCATGCGACGCGCGTTCTTCAAATACTGGCTTGGAATGTCGCCACTCGCATTGATGGCGCTCATCACTCCCTTGCCGTACAGGGCCTCCATGCTATGCACTGCGGCGGCACGAACAACATATTCACCAGTGGATACGTCGGTGGAATCGTTCAAAGCGATGGAATCGCTCGTATTCGTTCCACGTCCGACAATCCTGCCGGTTCGTGTCACATTATCGCCCTCGACCTCACCGCCTGTCGCACGTCCTCTCTTGGTTCCGAAAATAGCGTTGAACGTCCTGCTCGCCCAGCTTCTGCCCTCGTTCCACAAAGTGCCGAGCATTCCCCAGAAGCTACCGGAAATATTTCCACCGAACTGTGCGTTATACGTGCTTCCATTCCACTGGTTCGCGGTGCGCTCAGCACTGCGTTTCGCCGGTTGGGTGTTGTCCCTCGCGCCGAGTGACGCGGTGGGTCTCAACGAACCGTAGGCGTTGGCGTCGCCTTTCACGTAGTCAATGGTCATCGAAGCAAGATCGGAAGCCTTCAGATTGGTCGTATAGCCATTGCCATCAGTGCCTTTCTTGAACAGGTCGGCATGTTTCCTGACCTCATCGGTAGCGACAACGGCCTGATTGCCGTCTGCGTCCAACACGATGGTGTATTTGCCTGAACCGTCTGTGCTCGCATTGTTCATGAGATTGTTCACGGTTGATTGAACCTCATCCGCGCTGGACAATGCTCCACTGTTGATACCGTCAAGGACCGTGGTGAAGATGGCCGTATTGCCCTCGCCGGGGAACAATGCCCGTAAATCAGACAGGTAGGATGTCAGATTCTGCTTCGACTGTTCCGTTTCGGTCTTGAACAATGTCTTGACCTCTTCAGGAGTCAACCCATACAGTTGTTGCAGTTTCTGAATCTCCGACTCCGGGACGCCCATCGCCTTCGCCGTCTCGTAGAACTGTGTTGACAATTCCTGCTGTTTCGCATTCACCTCATCGGTTGACGCGCCGGAAGCAACCAACTGTTCAAGCCAATCGTGACCTGTCGTAGCGAGATTCTGCAAGCTGGTCTGAGCCAACTGTCCAGCCTCGGTCATGTTATTGAACGAGTCTGCGGCACTGTCCCAAACGTTCTGTACACCCAATTCCTTGATGCGCTGGATGGAATCACCCAAACCGTTGTAAATCTGACCATATTCCGTTGCGACACTCAAAGCGTTCTGCTGCGCGGTACGCTGATTGTTGACAATGTCGTTGTACTTCTGCGCGGCACTATTCAACATCTGCTGACGTTGAGATTGAGTCGCAATGGCAATGGAAACCGAATCGGAATCCTCACCCATCTCGATCAAACTCTTCGCATAGCCAGCAGCATGACCATTCGCGACGGAAGTCGCTTCCGCATTATCGATATACTGCTGACGTGCCTTTTCCATTACTGCTATAAGCTTCTTGGCTGCACCAGCTTCATTACCGTAATTCTGCGTCGCGGTAGCCGAATAGGTGCTGTGAGCATCATATGTGGCCTTCAACTGATTCATCATCGAGTTGTAAGCCTTCGTACTGCCGCTCGCAGCCTTGCTCAGGTCAGTGGTCGAAACACCAAGCTTGTCGGCGGCTTCGGCGGTATTCTTGAATCCAGTTGTCCAATCATCCAACCAATTCCAATCAGTCTCAGCATAATTACCGTCCTTGAACGCATCCTGAATCGCGGAAGCGACATTGGATAACGCGCCGGAAGCTTCGGCGGCCGAATCAGGGATCTTACCCAACGCTGTCGCAATATTCTCGGAAGCACGCTCAGTCGCCTGGGCTTTCGCATTGTAATCGGAATACGCTGCGACTGCTGCCGTAATGGCAGCTACGCCCCAAGTCACCGGATTGGAAAGCGTAGACGCAAGCATCCCACCCAAGCCAGACGCCACAGCCTTCACCTTGCCCATCGCGCCCTCAGCAGAGCCGACATTAGACACGAACTTAGAAACAGCGGGATTAGACGCCACCCACCCCTGAGCGACATTCTTCAACGTCACACCAGTACCGGCGGAAGTCACGCCCAACTCCATCAAAGCCTTCTGCCATTGCAACGACTTCATCGTGTTCTCAACCACGGCAAGCTTCACCGTGTCCAAAGCGGTCTTGCCAGCCTTGCCGAAAGTAGCAAACACGCCTAATGCAGCCTGAATCGGCTCAGGCAAAGCACTGAACGCTTTAGCAACAGCCTCCGCGGCAGCGGCAATAGACTGAATCAATGGAGCGGACGCGCGAAGCGAAGCAGCCAACGTGCCACCGAACGTCCTCGACAACTGGCCCACAGTCGAAAGCAACTGGCTGAACATAGGACTTACGTCACCAACAGCATCGAACACCTTTTGGAAACCATCGGAAACACCAGACGAGAAATCGGAAATGCCGCCGC